TTACGCATTGGTGTATTTGTAGTTCTACTTTGAATGCTGTCAACTAAACGATGAGCAGCACCTTCAGCATTATTTAACTCAGTGTTAACTATTTTATTAAACTTAGTAACGGCTTTTTTATCAAACTCTGCAAGAGCTTTAAGAGTTGGCTCTACGCCAGTTAAAATAATTCTGGTTTCATCTTCCACTTAATTACCTTTTGCTCGCTCTTTGAGATAAACAGTAATTGCCTCAAGTATTCCTTCAGGCGCATCTATTAGATCTATGGGTGAAATACCAGTTTCCACCGAGATAGCTGCTACGTTATACGTTAAGCTGTCTCGGTGGATCCGAAAGAATCATCTGAATCCAATTCAGCAGACGCAATTGTGTCTAAGAATTCTGGGCCAAATGGCTTTACTACAACTCCATTGGATTGCATACACTTCCATGCTAACCAATAAACGTGTTCAATCTTTTGTTCTTCACCAAGCAATTTAGGCATTCCTTTGCCGTATTGCTGTTCAAATGCAACAATAACACGAGGAGTTAATTTATAAGTTACCTCATTGCCATCAGTTGTTTTTACTTTGATTCCTAGACCGTCCATTTGTTCCCCCTTATAGGTTATGTTGTTTTAGTTATTACTCCGCTAATCGGCCAAGTGACCGATGCGGTGGCTAATTCCCCAATAGATCCGTTAAGTGGAGTCCATTCAGAAATTAAGGCACTGAAACTATATGCAGGATTTGCAGCCGACGTTGCTCCAGCCACTGGTTTAACGGTAATTGAAACCGCAGTGCCAAGTGTTGGATAAATGACAGACTCAAGTGCGCTGGCTGCGTAGTCTTGATTAAACTCAATAGATACACTGTTGTCAGCCAAGCCTGCTACCCTAGTTCGAGCAGTATTGCCAAACGCGGTTGTCTCAACTATGTCGTAAGTAGAACCTAAGGTGACTGACGTGACATAACTAGACAAGTCAGTTGCACCAAAAGTTACTGTAACATTAGTAAGGACAAGACGTGCCATAGTTTATACCAGTGCTTTAGTAATTGCGCCGTCGATAGACCAAGTAACAGAAGCAGTGGCTAATTCGCCAATAGCACCATTAAGTGGAGTCCACTCGGATACTAACGCATTAAATGTGTATGATGGGTTAGTTGAGCTAGTTGTTGAACCGTTAGGCTTAACAACAACAGCTGTTGAAGCTGCGCCAATTAGTGGATAAATAGTTGCCTCAACATTAGTAGCAGCATAATCTTGGTGGAACTCAAGAGTAATTGAGTTATCAAGAAGACCTGCAACACGTGTACGGGCTGTTGAACCGAAAGCAGTCGTTTCAACGATGTCTTCGGTTGTGCTTAGTGTAACGCTAGAAATGTGATCACTAAGATTCACTGCGTTAATTGTAACAAATGCATTTGTAAGTACGATACGGGCCATGTTAGTTACTAGCTCCTTCTGCTTGTGGTTTGGTTAAGGCGTTGCTTGATAGGTGCCCACCGCTGACAAGCGCAGCGATATTGAGTCCAGCTTCTAGCAATTCTTTTTCGGTGACCTGATCACCTTTTTTCTTATTTCCGAATACAAAGTTATCGGACTGCATTGTGTATGACATTATACTCCATCTCCATATATTGTTACTTGATATCGATACGATAGATATTCAACATCAGCAGCTTGATAAACCCCTGATTGAGCTGCAGTAACTCTAAGTGTGTCAACGACGCCACCAAGAGTACGATCTGACTCAATTGCTGCTTTTATTGAATAATCACCTGAACCAGAAAGATATAGATCAAGTTTATCTTGACCTGTTCGCTCTGAAAATCTTTGAACAACAACCATGACATCTACATTTGCAGAATCTAAACCGCGTGCATTATCAAGGTCAAATGTAAAATCTAACTGACCAATTATTGCACATGGCGGGACTATTACATCAGGCACTAAATCATAAACTCTAAGTCCATCTATATCTTGCAGATTAGTTTTTAATCCGTCACGTACCTCACTTGGTAGCATTAGTATGCAACTCCATTTAACTTCTTTAGTGGACGAATCAATGCTTCAACATCTGGATCTAATCTAGAAGTCAATCTTACGGTTCCCATATCGACAGATCCAGCAACGCCAAATGGAGATTGCTTTCGGATAAATAATCTAGATGCTTGCAAACGTGCGGCCAAGTTAATTTCTGACGGTACAGCAGACCATCCCCATACTCCTGTAATTTTTACAGTTTGAGGATATAAACGAGGAAAAAGATAACGATCAATAGCTAAAATACGTGTGTAAGGCCAACCTCTACGTGGGTTGTTTATCGGTTCTACCATATAATCACTAGTAGACCAAGTTGTTGTGTAACTTTGGTCAAAATTATCATCGGTTTGAATTGTGGTAATTGATGTAAAGTCGTCAACATTACAAATCCACCAGTCATTTGGTGTGTAATATCGGACTACAGGTACTGCTGAAGTACCATCTTTGTAAAAAAATCTACCGGTGTAGTCATCAATCATTCTACATGCAGCAGCAATTGCGGCTTCTATAGCTAGATCATCATTGATGTCCTCGATTGCAAGAGCATTCTTGACATCCGATAGGGTGCAATAGGCGTTTGTTAGTGCCATGCGTTATCCTTTTCTCTGATTTAGGCTGCATTGCCCGTTCTAAATCAGGCAAAGCCGTTGCTGTTTGCTTTTTCTTAAATAATTTAAGCTTCATAACCACCCCATTTTTAAGGTGTAGAGCCGATAAGTCGGGGGAGTCTTACCGGCTCTACACTATTGTTCTAAGCTTTGCTTAGAATGTTGGCGCAACCAAACCAGTGCCTGAAATAATTGAGGCAGCTAGAGGGTAACGACCTGCTGAGAAGGCTGCATAGCCATAGACAACAGATTTAATTGTCAATGTGCTTGCTCCAGTTGCATCAAAGTTAAGTGCAAATGGTGAACCTGCTTGCTCCCAAAGGTGCATTTCAGGTGCTGCAACGCAGTAGATCTTGTCCTGGTTAGAACCAGCACCTGCAGTTGTAGTTACGTTTGCATCTGTTACAATTGGAAGACCCATCAATGAGTAACCTGAGTTACCATATGATGAAGCTCCTGAACCTGCGGCAGCTGCAATTTGGTTGTACGGACCTTGTGCGTTTGGCACTACTAATGGACGGCCAGATGAATCAACCTGTGCCAATAGATAGGCAAGACGACGTGGATGCATAACCCATTGTGTAGGATTTTGGAATGCATTTGTCTGAATTTGCTGTACTGCATCCGCTAACTTAGGATAAAGCAGTATAACGGTTGGAGATGCAGAGGTGTATGTAATTGCATTTCCACCTGATCCATCAAGACCAAGAATTGTTCCAGATGTTCCAGCACCATTTAGGCACTGATTATCTAGAGTTGTGTGCCATGAACGAATTAGGTCTGCAAGAATAAATGTATCAATTCCTGTACCGCGTTCGATTGCTTGGCGAGAGATGTCTTGCTGTCCTGCAACTGTACGTACGTTGATAGTAAGTAGAGTATCGTCAGCATCAGTCTCTGAAACTGCAGAGTTTTCTGTTGCTTGGATTGCAGTTGTTGTACCTGTTGTCATGCGGCTGATGTTTAATGTCATTCCGCTTGCAGGAAGTACGTGCTTGTTTGTAGCAGCATCTAAGAACGGACGACCGGCACGTGCCAGTGGTGCAGCTAGATCTGTAAGGTATTGCGGGACCACCAAACCGTCAAAAGCAGCAGTACCAACATCGCGTCGCTCTAGTGCTTCTTCTTTCATGTGGCGAGCAAGACGCTCATTTGCGTTGAAGTCATTTCTGAATTGTGCGTTGTACGCATCTTTCACAAATGATGCTTGTGATTCTGGTGTATATGTACGAGGCTCAGCAATAATGCGTGCGCCACCTACTGGAGTTGCAACTGATGCAACTGATGCACGAACTTCTGCAGCTTTAACGTCTGCGTCTGACTGTGCCTTTAGCTTTTCGATTTTTGTATCGAGTGAACGTGACTCTTCTACAAGAGCGTCAACCTTCTCGGTCTCCTCTGCA